ATGACAGAGTTGCCACGCTACGTCCGTCGCATTGTCAAGAGGGACAGGACTGTGATCTATCACTACGTGCCACCTCAGAAGTACATTGATCTGGGACTAGCACGTCGGCAGGTATTGACAAATGATATACGTTCGTCTCGGCGTATGGCTGAAGAACTTACGGCTAAGATAGATGAGTACCGTACACAGCAGCACAACGTGCGGCGGTTACGAGTGACTGACAGGCTATCGAGTTTGATAACACACTATAAAAATTCGTATGCTTTCAAAGCCTTACGGGATAGTTCACAGAAAGAATACGACTATGTTATGGGGTGCTTGTTAAAGTACATAGGTGACGAAGCTATTGGGGGAATCAACGTGCAAGATGCAAAGCGTCATTACGATAGATGGCTGGAGCATGGTGTGTACCGTGCGAACAAGCTATGTCGTATAGCTAGTGTACTGTTTAACCATGCACTAGACCATGACTTCATACCGCTCAACCCTTTCTCTCGCGTGAAGCGTAAAGCACCGGAGCAACGGAAGGTTGTATGGGAACACGATCAGGTACTACAGTTTTTAGGTACGGCTTACTCGTCATTTGAGTGGCGTAATGTAGGTCTGATTGTACAGATGACATACGAGTGGGTGCAACGGGTTGGTGATATACGTCTGTTGGAGTGGGATAGTCTCGACTTACATAAGAAAACAGTGACCTTAACACAGTCGAAACGACGGGCCAGAGTACAGCTACCAATATCAGAAGAGTTACACCAGATGTTATTAGAACAACAAGAACCTGACTTTGGTTTTCAAAAGTATGTAGCACCGAGACCAACTCCTATCGCTGGTGAGTTTAGACCTTATGGTCTACACGATATGTCACGGGTTGTCAAAGAAATTCTTCAAGCCGCTGACCTACCTACAGAGCTACGGGTTAGTGACTTACGGAGAACTGGAGCAACGCAGATGGTAGAAGGTGGTGTGCCTACAACTTCAATCATGCAAGTAACAGGTCACGCAAATCCTACATCACTTAAACCTTACCTAAAGAATACTTTACGGGGTGCAACCGAAGCACTGAAAGGTAGGTTGACAGTATGATTGTTCTGTGATATTTGTGTGTTAAGCACGGGAGAGATAGAGATGAATGTTATAGAATATATTAAAGGTTTAAACTTAGGTGTAGGTAATACACTTAGGTCTGATTGTCCTGTATGTGATGGACGTGGAACATTTACAGCAACTAATATGGCAGGTGAGTTACTGTGGAATTGTTACAAAGCAAACTGTAACACTAAAGGCAGGCTGAAAGTTTCGATGTCAGCCAAAGACATCAAAGCTAAGATGGTATCTACAAGATGGGACGAGTTACCATCGTATGTATCTCCCCATACTAAGTACACTTACGGGGACAAAGAATTTATAAGACCAACGTACATAACCAACGACAAACCCACCCAATTAATTCAGTGGTGTGAGATGTGGGGTATTGACATCGAAGATGTTTTGTACGACGTTAGAGACAATCGCGTTGTGTTTCCAATTATACATGACGGTAAGCTAGTGGATGCAGCAGGACGCGCGATAGGCCACAGATTACCTAAGTGGAAACGATACAACGATTCGGGGTTGCCATACCACAAAGGTGGTGGTACGGTAGCAGTGCTGGTGGAGGACTGCATCAGCGCGTATGTGGTCGGGAGCGACGAACGGGTAGGAGTAGCATTACTCGGCACGTCTCTATCGGAGTTGCACACTGTGTATCTCTCCCGCTTCGATAGAGCCATCGTCGCTCTCGATCCTGACGCATTACCGAAGACACTTCAAATAGCGGGGAAGTTGCGATCAGTCGTATCAGACGTGCGTGTTTTACGTTTGTCAGATGACTTGAAGTACGGTAAAACTCAAGACATAGAGGAGTTGGAGAGACTCACATGGAACTAGCAATACTAAGATCTTTAATGGACAAAGAGTTCTACGATGAACATCGTGGAGCCAAGTGTCCTGACCGTATCTTTTCATCCGATGGTAAGAAGATTAAGAAAGCCATCGACTATGCAATGGAGAACTACGGCAGAGCCGTGCAGCCTGACGAGATCGAAGCTATCTTTATGGCTGACAATCCATCGATGACCACGGCACAGAAGACTGCGTACTCAGCTATGTTTGATAAGATCCGTAGGCAAACGCCGATGGGATCTGACGTAGCGCAAGACGTATTCATCAAGATGTTTCAGCAGGTAGTGGGTGAAGACATAGCCAATCTCGGCTTTGACTACGTGAATGGTGAGAAGAATAGTCTTGAACCACTGCGTGAGTTGCTCGACAACTACCAAGATAACTTCCTGCCACAGCTTCGCATTGAGTGGGAAGACCTGTCACTTGAATCATTGCTGGCTAAGAATGCACTTGAAACTAGATGGGCCTTCAACATACCCACCCTTACCCGTAAGGTTCCGGGCGTGAACGATGGGCATCTTGTGGAGATAGGGGCTAGACCTAACACAGGTAAGACTTCGTTCCATGCTAGTCTTGTAGCTGGACCCGGTGGCTTTGCGGATCAAGGCGCTAAGTGTGCAGTACTATGTAACGAAGAGAGCGCACACCGTGTCGGCTCTCGTTATCTTACGGCTGCATTGGGTAAGGATCTGAAAGACATATCGAGTAACAAGCAAGCTGCACTACAGAAGTGGCAGACCATGCGTGACCGTGTGTTCATTAAGGACTCGACGGGCAAAGACATGGCGTGGGTTGAGTCGTTGGCTAAGACATTCAAGCCTGACATTCTTGTGCTTGATATGGGTGACAAGTTCGCACGAACGGGTGGCTTCGCTCGTATGGATGAAGCACTCAAAGCCAATGCAATCTACGCACGTCAGATTGCTAAGATGTATGGCTGTGCTGTGTTCTATATGTCTCAGCTATCTGCCGACGCAGAGAATAAAGTCGTACTGAATCAGAGCATGATGGAAGGTAGCCGTACTGGTAAAGCAGCGGAAGCTGACCTGATGGTACTGATTGCTAAGAACCCACAAGTAGAAGGGCAAGAAGAAGAAGACACACAACGTCATCTTAATATTGTTAAGAATAAGTTGACAGGATGGCATGGTATAGTACACTGCGATCTTGATTACAAAATTGCCAGATACACAGCATAGGAGATACACATGGTAGAACGTACACTAGCTAAAGTTCCGAAGCTCAAGACAAACTTTGAGACTCCGGTGAAAGTATTCATAGTAACTACTGACAACTACACGTCCAACAACTCAGTGCCGCAGCTTGTCTGTGATAACATCATTGGGATTGTGTACGCTGATAAAGGCATACAGCTACATCGACATGATGAGCATGTGGTCTACGTTCGGTACGAGACCTTCAAGTACTTTGCAACGGAGCCGATGAATGGCTAATTTTAAACTGAGTGGTAACTCACTACTCAAATTGAACGGTGTGAAGGAAGAACTACGTATGGTAGTTACCCGTGCTATTCAATTAACTAAAGTAGATTTTGGTGTGATCGAAGGTATGCGTACAGAAAAGCGACAGAAAGAATTACTTGCTTCGGGTGCGTCACAGACCATGCGTTCACGCCATCTTATTGGTGAAGCCGTAGACCTTATGGCATACGTTGGTTCCCGTGGTTCATGGGAACTTAATCTGTATGACGACATTGCAGAAGCTATGAAGGAAGCTGCAATCGAACAAGGCACTGGCATTCTGTGGGGTGCAGCATGGAACGTAGCTGACATTCGTAATTGGGGAGACACAATGGAAGAAGCCATGAACTTTTACATTGATACTCGACGCTCGGAAGGTAAGAGACCTTTCATTGATGCTCCACACTTTCAACTAGCATAGGTGATAAGATGGAAGACGAATGGGAATTTTGGGTAGAGCCCATCAACGGCTGGAAGTATGGCTTTCCAAAGCAGATCCCGTCGCATATTACTATAGAGAAAGTCTATGAGTGGTTGCCCGACAACGGGTTAGCCAGTAAAGAGTTGGTGAATAATAAACTGTTTGACTACAGGATCTGGCGGAAGAAAGCAGATGTCTGAAGTAACATTAGCGGGCTTCACACGAGCAGTAGAAGGTAAGTCGGTAACTCACAATCTTGTAGATCTCGTTGCCTACTATGCTCGTGTGTCGAATCCAACGTCGCAGGCCAGTGCTTTAAACAATGACAAACTAATACAGTATCTCATTAAACATAAGCACTGGTCTCCGTTTGAAATGGTGAACGTATGTCTTAACATCGAGACGACACGAGATATATCACACCAGATTATTCGACACAAAACCTTTTCATTTCAAGAGTTTAGCCAACGGTATTCTGCAATAGAAGGTGTAAACGAAATACGTGAGACTAGACTACAGGATCATACCAACAGGCAGAACTCTCTTGAGAATGACAATGAAGTTCTGGACAAGTGGTGGATTGGTCAACAGTCAGCCATTATGGACACAGCATATAAGTTGTACGACTCTGCGCTGAAAAAAGGCATAGCAAAAGAGCAAGCTCGTGCTGTACTGCCCGAAGGTTTAACACGTACTAGACTTTATATGAACGGATCATTACGTAGCTGGATACACTATATCGAATTACGTACAGATCCATCCACACAGAAAGAGCATCGTATCGTAGCACAGCAGTGTGCCGCTGTACTCTCACCCATATTTCCCATGATACGGGAGTTTGAGTGGGACGTTAAGCGAGTCAAGCAGCAACTAGAATGTATGTAAGGTCATGTCGCCAGACGTAGAAATGCTTGCACGATTAGCAAAGCTGATGAGAACAAGACAGGTGTACGGCGATAGCTTTGAACAAGAAGAGATGCTTGCTTTATGGGAAGCACATCAAAACATGCTTGACTTTTGGAACATGATACTAAATTATCGAGTTGATGACGAAGTGCATTGAGGAGAGAACCATGAAGGTAGTTCTCGACGTAGAGAATACTGTAACCGAGAGAGGCGGCAAGCTTCATCTCGATCCATACGAACCCACCAACGCACTCGTGATGGTGGGTGTTTTATTTGATACAGGAGAGCATCGTGTATTCACATTTAACCACAGTGAGAAACAAGCTGACGGCACTCAGGATTTACATAGGATACTTTCTGAATGCACTGTGCTTATCGGGCATAATCTTGCACATGACCTCACGTGGTTGTGGGAGACAGGCTTCCAGTACGACGGTCCCATTTGGGACACGATGGTCGCTGAGTACATTCTTCAGGAAGGTCAGAAGAATCCGCTCTCGTTAGACGCTTGCTCTGAACGGTACGATCTTACTGTTAAGAAGCAAGACACACTGCACAACTATCTTAAGCAGGGCTACAGTGTGGCTGATATACCGCACGCAGAACTGTCTGAGTATTTGATTGCGGATCTTAAAGCTACGCAAGAGTTGGCTGCGTTACAGCGCAAACGTTTGTTGTCTTCTAATAACTTCAAGCTGTTGCCAACTGTCGAGCTTACCAATCAGGTAACGAAGACGCTTGCCCGTATGAATCGTGCAGGCATAAAGGTAGACCGTGATGCACTTGAGCAAGTGCGTCAGGAGTTTGAGCGTGAGCGTAACGATCTGGTGACAGAGCTAGATCATATCGCTCGTGATTTGATGGGTGACTATCCATTGAATCTGAACAGTCCAGAGCAATTATCTTGGCTGATCTATTCTCGTAAACCTAAAGACAAAAAGGACTGGGCTGACAACTTCAATGACCGTATGCCCGACGCTGAGTTCAGATCTACGGTAAACAGTTTATCTACAGTTATGTACAAGCAGAAGGCGAAGCAGTGCAAAGAATGTTTCGGCTCTGGTAGAGTACACAAGACTAAGAAGAACGGAGAACCATTTGCTAAACCTACTAGATGTAGTATGTGTAGTGGTGAAGGCTATCTTTACGAGTCAACAAACGAGATTGCTGGCCTGAAGTTTCGCCCACCCAATCCTAAATGGGTAAGTGCCAATGGCTTCAGCACCAACAAGCAAGACCTTACGCTGCTTGCAGCTACAGCTACACGTACTAAGAACGCAGTCGCACAGAACTTTCTAAGTAAGGTGACACGACTGAGTGCAGTGGAGACGTATCTATCTTCTTTTGTGGACGGTATTAATAACTTCACAAAGCCTGACGGTATGCTTCACGTGCAACTTACACAGACTATCACGTCTACTGGTAGGTTCTCTGGGCGTAATCCTAACATGCAGAACATGCCGAGAGGTGGTACGTTTCCTGTAAAGAAATGTTTCGTGTCTCGTTGGAAGGGTGGCAAGATACTTGAGGCTGACTTTGCACAGCTAGAGTTTCGGGTCGCTGCATTCTTATCACAAGATAAACTAGCCATAGAGGAAGTAAGCAGTGGGTTCGATGTACACTCCTATACAGCACAGGTTATCTCAGATGCGGGCCAGCCTACATCGCGTCAGCAGGCGAAGGCACACACATTCGCCCCACTTTACGGAGCAACAGGGTTCGGACGTTCTCCTTCAGAGGCAAGATATTATGAACACTTCGGGGAGAAGTATAGAGGAATCGCACGATGGCACAAAGAGCTTGCCAAAGAAGCCTTAAATGACGGGCGCATACGCACACCATCAGGTAGATCGTTTGCGTTTCCAGACGTAGAGCGACGGGCTAACGGTACGCCCACGTACTTTACACAGATTAAAAATTATCCGGTACAATCGTTTGCTACGGCAGACATTGTTCCGCTTGCGTTGCTATACATAGAGAAGCAGCTTGAGCGGAAAGACACGTGCATTGTTAACACGGTGCATGACTCAATCGTACTTGACGTTCACCCAATGGAGATAGACTTTGCACTGAATGTAATTCAAGACACAAACAAAAACCTCAAGTCTCTCATTGATATTCAATGGGGGATAGACTTCAACGTGCCTTTATTATTAGAGGCAAAAATTGGGCCTAACTGGCTTGACACTAAAGATGTTAGCTGATATAACTTCGGCTCTTGAAAGGAGATCACTATGACTGAGATCGCAACATTAAACAACGGTAACTTCGCTGAACTAGCTAGACTTGCAGGTATGGGTACGCCCACTGGAGAGAAGAAAACATCTTCACTCATGCGGCTTGCACTACAACACAAGCCTATCTCTGCGAAGCAAGAAGTAAAAGGTAAACAAGTAAACGTAGAAGTAATCGAAGGCGGCAGCTTCCGTATCGAAGAGCCTGTCGCTGACGGCAAGAAGATCTATTCAAGTAACGTATCTATTCGCCCGTTCATGCAGCGTGTGTACTACAAGCGCTTCATCATGGGTGATGGAGACTCACCGAATAGATTCATCAAGACTGTGATGGCTAATGACCTGAAGTCTGAGCTTAAAGATACTGAAGGTGGCTTCAACTGTGGTAAGCCGAGTCAGTTCTTTGAGGATTGGTCTCAGGTTCCTGACAGAATCAAAGCCATCATACGTTCAACCAAACGTACACGTGCCATCTTTGGTACGCTTACGGTTAAAGATGCACTTGATGCGGAAGGCAATCCAGTTGACACACCAGATCCTATACCAGCTGTCTGGGAAGTGGACAACAAAGATGCATACGCTACAGTCAATGCACCTTTTAATAAGCTATACAAGATGCAGCAGCTTCCAATGAGCTACAACATCACATTGTCTAGCGAACAGAGATCGTTGCCAAGCGGAGATAGTTTTTATCTACCCCGTGTGTCTCTCGATCTCAGCAAGAAACTTGACCTGCAAGATAGTGACGAAGAAACATTCTCAAACTTTCTTGAGTGGGTTAAGGACCACAACTCTTATGTCCTTAGTAAGTGGGACCAGAGCAACGTCGAAGATGTTGACAATGATGTTAGAGAGTTAGTGGACGAGTTCATCGACGTAGATTCAGAAGAAGCTGCGTGATGAATCATCCCGCTGAACTGACGCTGCATAAACTGTTGGCAGAGTTGCGCGACGGCACTGCATCAATGTCTGATTCCTCAATTGAGCAAATTGTGTCTGATGTGCGCGATGCATTGCAGCGTCAGTTTGGTGGGAAAGGGCAGCAGGAGTTTAGACTACGTATGTCTAACGTCGGTCGCCCGTACTGCCAGCTTTGGTATCAGAAGAACAAGCCGGAGAAAGGTCGGTCCCTACCAACTACCTTTATTATGAACATGATGTTGGGTGACATTGTTGAGGCAGTGTTTAAGGGTCTTCTTACCGAAGCTGGTGTTTCATATGAGAACAGTGAGGAAGTAACGCTTGAGTTAAAAGATGGCACAAAGATAAACGGGACTACAGATCTCAGTATCGATGGTGCTGTTGATGACATCAAGTCTGCCTCACCGTGGTCATATCAATATAAGTTCTCGGACTATGAATCATTAAAGAAAGGGGATGCCTTCGGTTACGTAGGCCAGTTAGCTGGCTATGCCAAAGCTTCAAACAAACGTGCAGGCGGTTGGTGGGTAGTAAACAAAGCCAACGGACATTTTAAATATGTACCTGCACAGGGTCTTGACATTGATGAAGAAGTTACTAAATTAAATAATACAGCACAGCGTATAGACACCAACGAGTTTGAGCGGTGTTACAAGCCTGAACCTGAGTTCTTCAGGGGTAAGCCTACGGGTAACAAGATACTCGGCTCTGTCTGTAAATTCTGTGACTTCAAAGAAGATTGTTGGGAGACGTTAATAACTCGCCCATCAATACCTTCATCAGCTAAAGAACCACCAGAGGTGGACTACGTATACATTGAGGAGAAATACAATGACTAATTTATATGACGATCTTTCGCTAGACGAACTAGCGGAACGGATTCAGAACATGCAGGAAGAACTAACTGCTGCACGTAAAGAGTTCAACGAGAAGCGCACAGCTAATCTTCGTAGCCTAATGGAAACACGTCGGGAAACTGAACGTGCTATCCGTGAAGAGATGCTTAATCTCGGATACAAGACAATGAAATCAACAGGAACTTTCTGGCACTTCTAATGGACGCAAAGCGCTTTCGGGCTGCGCGTAAGAAGGGGTATAGGTCTGGGCTAGAGTTAAAGATAGCTCAATCGTTAGATGAAATGGGCTTCAAGTATGGATACGAGAAGCTTAAGATTGAGTGGGAAGATCTAGCGTACAGAACCTATACCCCTGATTTCGTTTTGGCTAACAATATTATAATCGAGACTAAAGGTTTGTTCACTTCTGCTGACAGACGTAAACACGTAGAGATTAAGAAGCAACATCCTGAACTTGATATAAGATTCATATTCGAGAATAGTAAACGCAAGTTATATAAAGGAGCTAAGAACACATACGCTAAATGGTGCATACAGAAAGGCTTCAGATACTATGATCGGATCATACCGGAAGATTGGTTGACGGAACCTGCCAACCCTGCTATAGCAAAGTTCGTAACCTTTAAAGGGGCAAAGCGATAATGAGTAGTATTCTAGAAGAGTTTACTGAAGATAGCTTATATCTAAAGTTTAAACCGCTTCGCAATGCCAACGGAGAATGGGGCGGAGACATCGACATATCCGCCATCATACACGACGATCATGGCTTAAGTTACGAAGAGCTTTCAGATATGATGCATGTACTTCAGATGGTATGCGCTAGTGTACCACTGTTTGAAGAAGACGAAGAAGTACGTGAGAAAGCTAGAAAGATAGTCGAACGGGCTATGGCATTACCCGATGATGAATACACCGAGTATATGTTTGGTATGCCAGAAGAACAGCGCGTTAAGAAACCCACCATAACAACGGAAGGCAACGTTGTAACGTTGAAGTTTAACAATGATTGACGACGTAAACAAGCCAGCACACTACAATCAAACAGGTAGAGAGACCATCGATATTATCTTTGATTCCATGCTTGGCGATGAATTTGAAGGATACTTGAAAGGTAATGTACTGAAGTACGTTACACGGTACAGATTTAAACATGAAGAAGATCCATTGAAAGATCTTTTAAAAGCCAGATGGTACTTGAATAAACTAATAGAGGTTGTCGAAAAGAGAACATGAAAGTACGTATGATGATTACCGTAGAGGTAAATACCGAAGAGTATCCAATGCCAACGGATGAGAACGTTGCGGCAGAGCTTGAACGTACCTTTACGGAAATGATCTACGACATTAGTGGACTTACTATAATCGGCTTCAAGACTACACAAACGGGGAACTAATATGGGAAACATGCTACCTACAGACTATCAAAACTTTATTGCACTTAGCCGTTACGCACGTTGGAAAGAAGACGAGCAACGACGAGAGAGTTGGGACGAAACAGTAAGTCGATACTTCGATTATGTAGGTGAGTATGTACAGAAAAAATTTAACTTCAGCGAGAAAGCTTTCAGCAAGTATCGTAAGAGCTTAGAGGAAGGTGTTCTTAATCTTGATACTATGCCTTCGATGCGGGCAGTAATGACAGCGGGTCCAGCATTGGATCGTTGTCATGTAGGTGCATACAACTGTAGTTACATACCTGTAGATAGCCCCCGTTCATTTGATGAAGCTATGTACATTCTTATGTGTGGCACGGGTGTTGGGTTCAGCGTAGAGCGTGAGAACATAGACAAGCTGCCTATAGTTAATGAAGACTTTCACGACAGCAATACAATTGTTATTGTAGACGACAGCAAAGCAGGATGGTGCAAAGCTCTACGTGAATTGATTGCTTGTTTGTACGCTGGTCAAGTACCGAAGTGGGATGTATCTCTTGTACGTCCGGCAGGTGCAAGGCTGAAGACATTTGGTGGCAGGGCATCAGGCCCAGAACCGTTGGAAGATCTGTTCAACTTCTGTGTAGAGAAGTTCAAAGGTGCAGCCGGACGCAGGCTCTATCCTGTAGAGGCACATGACATCATGTGTAAGATTGGTGAGATCGTAGTCGTTGGTGGTGTACGCCGCAGCGCATTGATCTCTCTGTCCAATCTAAATGATACATCTATGCGTAAAGCTAAGTCAGGTGAGTGGTGGGTACATGAAGGGCAACGCGCACTAGCTAACAACAGTGTGTCGTACAAAGAGAAACCTTCGATGGAAGTATTCTTCTCTGAGTGGCACTCTCTGTATGAAAGCAAGTCCGGTGAGCGTGGTATCTTCAATCGTCAAGCCGCTAAGAAACAAGTAGCTAGAAACGGCAGACGTAGCAACTTCTATGATGAAGACGAAACAAGGCAGATACAATGGGGTACTAACCCATGCTCAGAAATTATTCTGCGCCCGTATCAATTCTGTAATCTATCGGAAGTTGTAGTACGTGCCACGGATTCTACTACTGATCTACTACGTAAGGTACGCAACGCAACCATACTCGGCACGTTCCAGTCTTGCTTAACTAACTTCAAGTATCTCCGTTCTATCTGGAAAAAGAATACAGAAGACGAAAGGCTACTCGGCGTTAGCCTAACTGGCATCATGGACCATCCAGTTCTGAATGGTTCTAATGGACTTGACGCATGTGGCAGACTTCTGATACAATTAAGGAATGAAGCTGTTAAGACAAACGCCATGATCTCACATGAATTAGGCATCAATCAATCGGCTGCTATCACATGCGTGAAGCCAAGCGGTACTGTATCACAGCTAGTAGACAGTGCTAGTGGTATACACGCACGGCACAACCCATACTATATTCGTACAGTACGTGCCGATAACAAAGATCCTATGACACAGTTTATGATTGAGTCAGGCATACCAGCAGAGCCAGACTTTATGAAACCAGAAAGCACGACAGTGTTCTCGTTTCCAATGAAGTCTCCTGACAATGCTGTGTGTCGTAATGATCTGACTGCGTTAGAACATCTGGAACTATGGCTTACATACCAGAACCATTGGTGTGAACACAAGCCGAGTATCACAGTGAGTGTTAGAGAAGATGAGTGGCTTAAGGTGGGAGATTGGGTCTATGAAAATTTTGACAGTATATCAGGTATTAGTTTCTTGCCTCATACTGAACATTCTTATAAACAAGCTCCATATCAAGATTGTTCTGAAGAAGATTACAAGAACCTTATGGCGAAGATGCCAGCGTCTATCGACTGGAGTAAGCTCCGTGATTACGAACGTGAGGATAACACGTCAGGCTCGCAAGAGCTTGCGTGTACAGCAGGCGTCTGCGAAGTCGTTGACATCGCCAGTCGCTAAGATAACCGGAAAACTTAAGGACATACCATGATTGAAGTAGAGATTACAACTCAGATGATTGACAACGCAAGAGTCAAAGCAAAAGAGCTTGGACACTTACGCAATTCAATTACGAAAGGTGCTGGTAATCTTATAGGATTCATTGGGGAAGAGATCGCTAAGTCTTGTTTGGGTGGTGAGCTAGTAAATACATACGACTATGATTTAGTTTTAGAAGACGGCACAACCGTTGACGTTAAGACTAAAGCAACTAACTACACACCTAAAGATAACTACGCATGTACTGTGCCTGCATATAACACAAAACAAAAGTGTGATGCGTATGCATTTGTACGTGTTAAAAGAGATCTAACTGTGGGATGGTATCTTGGTATGTTACCTAAAGAAGATTTCTTTGATATGGCCGAACATTTTAAAAAGGGAGATTTAGATGATTCAGGCTTTGTTTATAAAAGCGATTGCTACGAAACAAAGATACAAGATTTACGGGATACACTATGAAGAAGACATTCAGGTATCACAAGTATAAGAATGAACCGCCATTGATATTACAGTATCAAAAAGGTTACGAAGCTTTCTTTAATTCTAAACAGTGGACTAGAAAGGTTGACGATGCGACTGTTATAGTGACGGCCTGCCCGTTTAAGGAACATACAATGCAGGCTCGTGAATGGCAAAGGGGCTACAACAAAGCTTACTTTGACAATCTGGAGAAACTGCATGACGCTACTGGAAGACGCTAAAGCTTTTATGGAGATGAAAGGTTCTGCTATGACCTTTGAAGAATATCAAAAGTTCTGTAAGACAACCGCTATCTATCCGTCTAACACCCAGCTAATGTACCCAGCGTTGGGCCTTACGGGTGAGGCAGGTGAGGTAGCCAATAAGATTAAGAAGCTTGTGAGGGATGGTGTTCCAGCAGATTGGAGAAACTCAATAGAGTTTAAAGAGCAGATTGCTGCTGAACTTGGCGACGTACTGTGGTACTTATCTGCTCTCGCTAGTGATCTAGACATTTCATTAGGACGCATAGCTAAGAATAATATGGATAAACTTAACTCGCGTAAGGAGCGCGGTAAGATTGGTGGCTCTGGCGATAACCGTTAAGGTTTATATGCGTTCTTAAAAGCCTTACCTAATTCATGGCCCAGCCCATACAGACCAGTATTCTCAATGGTCAGTTTGTCTGGGCCATGTTTTTTTGCGTAGTACTTTAGTATTCTACCGTACACTGTATCATTAAGTGTACCGTTAGCTTCCATATCTAGATACATAGTTGTCAGGTGTTTATTAACAACTGCTTTTGTACGTGTGTCTATGTTGTCTAGCCACCGCATTCTAGCAAATGGACCTGTATACATATAGGCCTGTCGCTGTAATCCGTTTATATATATCTCGTGGGCTTTGTCGGGGTTTGTCTTTCGTAGCCTATTTACTTGCTCTCTAATTTCAGAGTTTTCTTTTTCTGATCGTGCTTGAATAGCGGCTATGTTAAAGTACTCACCTATCTTCTTAGCTTCTTTCTTTGTGTCAGTTACAACGCTGTTCATAAGAAGACTACGTTGTTCACGTGACATATTATTGTACATATCGCTTGCCATAAGACCACGTAAAGTACCAAGCATATGTTCAGAGTGTGCTTGCCTAATATATGAGTCTGCTACTCTATCACCCGACGGTTTAAACTTCTGCCATTCTGGTAAACCAAGTGCGTTCATCTCTGCTTCTATATCATTGGGTGGCAACTCCATACGAGTACCCAATGTCTGTTTAGCTAATGTGTTCTGTCTGTATGCAGGGTTTTCTCTGTAGGCAAACTTACGAACGGGAGCAACCTCAAGTCCTACAGCTTCTTGTGCTGCTACAGGTAGTACACCTTTCAAGCTCTCACCAAATGCAGACGTAGCTCTTTCCGCAAATCCTAAACCTTCTACTCCAGCTTTAGTGTCACGGATAACTGCTTCGCCTTCATTGAAGGAAGCCATAACATCTTTAAAGAAGTTAGCTCCTACAAACGGTGACTTAGCATACGCTGAGAAAAACTCACCAAATGCTGTACCAACTTTATCTTCACCAAAGTACCCGCCTGTTTCATCTTGCTGCGCTAAACTGAACAGAGCATCAAACATTGGAAGCTGTGCAGTAGATCTAATGTTCAAGCCTGCAATAGCTTCTGCTACTTCCTTAAGACCTAATGGCGCACTGCCTGCTGTAACAGCTTCACCACGTAAAGCGTTTCTAACTGCTGGCATTACTTCATCATCAGCCATATCTTTTGTCTTAACTATGAAGTCAGCTACAAGTAAGTATGGTGCAAGTGGAAACAGTGGGCGTGTATCAATGTCTGAATCGCCGATAGTTAGTTTCCAGTATGGGTTCTCTTGCTGATCTGAACGCATTTGTATAGCAGCATACAATGCAGCAGTACCTACAGTGCCTCTACTGAAAGCACGGCTAAGTCCAGCGTAATCTATTTTCTTTTTTTCTTTACGGAAAAGATTTGCAGTAGCTGTAGTCATAGCACTGAAGCCATTAGCAGCTGCATTCAATGGGCTATACTGATACTGGAAAGCCATAGCATTAAACATAAATCTAGCAAACGGGAATACAACAGTACCCATTGGTACTTTCTCAATGAAGTCTATACTAGTGCTAGCTAGATCTTCTCCAACGCCTTTACCTTTTTTAAAGCTGTAGCTAAATGTACCTTTGAGAGTTTCTTCAGCAGCTTTCTGTAGGTACTGAGACGGTATAGTTTTACCGTCCATAAGAACTTCGTCCATGCCACCCCTAAAACCTGCACGTCTAAAGCTTTTGTCTAGCTCGTAAGCAAACAAAGATCTGCGAAAGAAACCATCAGACGCTATGTTTAAACCATTAAGGAAGTTAGCTACAGCTGGAAGATTACGTCCCTCACCAAACTCTGCATTGTTTCTAAACAATCTCCGAGCTAATGCTGGATCGTTTATCAACGACATATCAATCATAGCTCTAGCGCCAGAAGCATTAGATCTCCAAAGGTTTAACAGCATACCAGAGCTATCTAACCATATGTCACGTAAGCCATTGCCAAACGTAAAGTTAGAGTCGCTTGCAACCTTACCCATGTTATAGATAATAGACTCGATAGTGTTAGCTGCCGTAGCAAATGTAATGTTTGTCAAGCCAGAGAATATGTTACGTGCTGTAGTTGCTGGTGTGATAGTCATAAGAGAACGCCGCACACGCCCAAACTTATTAAACATTTCATACAGAGATTCATATGTACGGACAGTGCCGTCTTCTGTACCAAAGATTTCGTCTAGTTGTTTTCTTTGTTGGCGGGTAAATGATCCATGCTCTTTTAAAACCTTACCCATTTTGCTTGATGCGTTAAGAGTACGGCCCGCTTCAGACAGCGAAGCATCGTAAGCTTTTAACACAGCGTTGTAGATTTCATCGCCTTCAAACGTTTTGTCAGAGAACTTTGTTAATACATCGAGAAAGTCTTGGCGTCTGCCGCTTGCTTGCAAAAGACTATCTACTTCATCGATACCTTCTATGCCCTGATTGGAACGGTCTTTCAGATATTTAAACACATCTACAATAAGATCTGTAGCTACACCGTCTTTACGTTTAGCAGCAGACGCACCATCGAAAATTAGTTTTGTTAGTACGTCTTCCGTTAATGGCAGACCCATCTTAGCAGCGTCATCAAACTCTTTAACCTTTACAGAAACAATATCAGAAGCAATCTTACCCATCTTCTGTGCTATACTTACACGAAGCTGTGCCTGAGTAAACGGCTCTGCGTCTACTTCTGTACCTACAGATTCTAATGCTCGTCTGTCTAAATCAGCATCTGGGTTTACGCCAGTTCGTTCGTCTATACCTAAATGTTTTTTCAGTGTGTCTAGTGTGCCGACAACTTCTTTAGCTTCTTCGGTCTCAAGATCTGTAGCTTTTAGTAGCCGTCCTGTTACATCACCCTGTACAGGGTCATTAGTCACAGCGTCTACAATTAATTTTTCTCTATCAAGTTTTGCATCAACACCAAAAACATATTGTAAATTTTTATCGTAGTAGTCTAGTGTTTGTTTTCTAGCAGCACGTCCCGCTAACAAACCTTCACCTGCACCTAACAGTGCGCTCAAACCACCAGCTAACATAACACGACTAAGATCTGTACTCATGTCATCGTAGTTTAAGTTAGGATCTACTTCGTACTTAGTGTTACCGTCTTCGTCTTTAACTAGCTGTACCTTACCCTGCATTTCTAGTTCTTGAATCATAGCTTCTTCAAGTGAACCCTGTGCAGCGGCTAGTGCAGCATGAGATACCGTACCTTTGAGTGCATGTTTAGAAAACTCTTTGCCCAATACATTAACGGTTACAGCTTTCTTAATGATCTGACTTGCTGCTGCCCGACTTGCACCAACGCTAACAGCCGCACCTGCACCACCTGTAAACGCACCTGCTACAAGAGCCTGTGCCATGTTCAATGGGTCAGTAATAATAGCACTGGCATAATCTAAAAACGTATTGCCAGCATCACCTAACTCTTGATTCCAAAGAGACGGCGCGTTGTTTTCTATGTATGAGTACACAGTACCCATTGCTTCTTTAGTTTCGGGGGATGCGTCTCGGAGAAAGCTAATCTCTTTACCCAAAGAAAAGCTGTTCATGGTCATGTACCTATGATGGTTCATGTACCTATCGTAGAAGTCCGAGTCAGTTTCGTTGTCGTTCTGTTTGCCTTCTTCACCAAAGCGATCAAACATATAACGACGCATAGACGACATAACTTTCTCGTCTTGCAGGATTTTAGTTTTGTAGTCTTCTTCTTCGCCTGTTAATTGGGCTTGCCTTTGAAACTGATAGCCGTCTTGTGTAGCGGATAGAGGATCTGGCGCTGTAGGCACAGCACTTTCTATAGAAGCTTCGGCGTCTTTAATCGTACCGTCTGGATTAAAAAGACGGTTGTATAAATCTTCGCTAGATTCAACGGCCATGTTATTTTATTCCGTTTTCAAATTTCTTTAAAAACTCTGGATCTATTTCCTGTAATTCATTTACAACAGTACCCAATTGTTCTATTATAGGTGCTTCCAGTTTCTCAGCTCTCTCACGGCTAATACGTTGCCTACTAAAAAAACCTGTTTCAGTATCAGAAACATCACGTTCTGGTTTAGCTGCATCTCGTATTCTTTGCAATTGAGACTGAAGCGTAATTAGTTTTTGACGAGCTTGAGCAACTCTTTCTGAGAAAGGTTGTTCTTTATATGGTCCATACATGGATGTTTGTGGGTCTTTACCTTCTGGTTGATAGTTAATAGCTTTAGAAGTATCATCTTCTTTTTTTATAGCTACGTTATTACCTTTATCGTCTCTTATTGGAATGCCATTCTCTGCTGCAAAAACTATATACTCTTTTAGCTTTTGTTCTTTTTGTTCTGGAGAACCACTTACGCCTGCTCTAATTACATCAAATGTAATAGCACCGTCTGTTTTCTCCGTACCTAACCTATCAAAGCCCATACGAATGGTGTCAGCTAAACCTGTCATAGTACGTATATCTTGTGGTTTCATATGCATGTATAAAGGAGAAAGATCTACAGTGTCAGCGTATGTAGTTTTCATTGACATATACAAACGTGCAGTAGTTTGCCTCCAAAGTTTTTCTTCAGCTGCTGCGGCTTGCGCCCCAGTGTAGCCTGTAATGTCAGTTGAAGCACCCTGAACCAAACCTTCTTTCTTTTTAGATTTAAAACGTGGATCTAATTCTTTTAATCTAGTTACTTCATCGCTAACGTTTTTATAGAAATCAGATGCGACTTGTTGGTTTCTATAGTCTTCTCTTGTAGACTGTAATTTTATTTTGTTTTCAGGAGAAGGTTCTTTATTAAAAGCTTCCTGCGCTTTTGCTACAGCCTCTATTTGTGCATCGCCTCTAATAACAGCTAACGCTTTTTTTCTGGTTCGCTCTACATCTTGATCTGTAAGTGTACCTTCAGCAATTTGTTGTTGCAACCATGCGTTGTGCATGTTTTGTATATGGAGTGCTTGATTTTGGTCGGCCACTCTTCTAGCATTTGTTAGATCAAATTCCGCTTTGTCCGTTTGAGCTATGTCTTTTCTTTCAGCACGTATTTCTGCTGCTGTTCTAAGATCTCCAGCACCAAAGTCAAAAGCTGCTTGTGGTCTATCATAACGACTAGCGCCCGTGCCTGCATATTTATCATAGCCCGGTAATGCAGCGGTAATATCTCTAGCCTGACGCTCTGCCAAAGCGCCACGCTCTTTAGCAAATGTTTCACCGTACAAACCAAGATCGTCACGTAAGAATCTAGCAAGTCCAGTACGACGCTTGCTAAGATCGTAAGGTTTAGGTGTATAAGCAAACGCACCGCCTAACTGCATACGTGCAATGTCTTGCGCTGTGTAGTTTCTAATCTCTTCGTCTGCACCACGTTTAAATAATTCGGGACGAGCCTGACGAATATCTTTGCCTTCGTCTTTTAAAGCCTTAAGTTGTTTTATAGTTTCCTGTATTTGTGATTGTGATTTACCCTGCATGTAGCGGGCAGCTACTTCCATACCGTCTAATTGAGTACCTAAATTTTCTGATGATGGGCTACCAACTAAACCAGCAAACTGTTTGGCTTGCTCTTCAAATGCATCAAACTTTGTTGTGTACTTATCGTATTCACCTTTAACAGCAGCCTGTCTAGCTGCTACGTATTTATCAAAGTCAGACTGTGTACCTTCACTAAGCATAGTTCCGAGTCCAGACTCTTGGGCTTTGGCTGCATCTGCAAGTCCCTGAGTAAGACCTGCCGCAGTACTTGCTGCAAAGCTAGTAGTAAAATCTTTAAACCAACCCATTAGACTCTCCTGCTCATTAAGCCTGACGATGGTGCTTCTTCTGGCATCATCTCTTCATCACCCATTTCAAACTCAGATACTTCATCGTCTGACATAGTAAAGTCTTCCATGTCAAAAGACATACCCCCTTCACCAGCAGCAACATCATCTGACAAACGCCTTTGAATTACTGCACCCATCATTTCAGTAAATCTGTTTTCGTCTTCTTCATCGCCAGTTTCTAAATGTACGTCTGTAAAATCTGCTACTGTTTTTATGCCTTCAATTAATATGGGAGCAATAAGAACGCCAACATCTACAGAGTGTAAGCCATTCTGTGTTCCGGTCATTGTCATTTGTTCTACTAAATCAATAGCCGATATACCAGTTTCGGCTGCACCTACTATCATGTCAACGCCTTCAGAAGAAAATAGATTTTCAAGATAATAGTCTATTGCACTTATAACGTCAGAATGTTGGGGTGGTTGCTCCCACGGTCTAGAACCTAACTCAGTAGTCAGGCTCATACCCGGAATAGGTGCTTCAAAGTTAGGCTCTTGTGCCTCTTGTATTTCTTCTAAGGTATATGCCATTATACTTTATTCCTGTTATTAAAATTATAAAAAAGGTTAAAGGCGTTTTGAGCTTTTTGTTTTTCAAGATCTTCTAGTTTTTGAAAGTGTGTAGTTGTAGTTTTTTTAAAAGCCTGACCTGCGGGTGTGCCGAGCAAACCACCAGTAGAAAATTTCTTTTCTTTTTGAGGCGGCCTGTGTGCTTTTTTAAATGCTTTGTATGCTTGTCTAGTTAGCCCATACATTTTTTAACTACTCCTAAATAGTTCACACGTAAGTATCCATCGTCTTCGTTTCTTTCTACAAGATCTGGAAAATACTTAAGTACGTTTTGAGCAATAAAGCCTCTATTCTGTCTGTCGTTTACGCCTAATTTTTTAGCACCGTCACGCCATTCCCATTTGTACATTTTAATACCGTTACCATAATCTCTAATGGGCTGTATGTTTTTCTTTAGACGTATGTCAGATATAAAGCTACGAGCTATGGCAGCTACAGCTGTGCCTGCAATCTGACCAAAGACACTTCCGCTACTGCTACCAGACTTAGCCCGTGCTTGAATTTCAGCAACAGACAAATTGTTTTCTCTATCAAGTCTACCTTCTTCAGCTTGGAACGCAAACTCAAATATATCTTTGTACAGCTGCCACATATTATTATATGCAAGAGTAGACAACTCTAGTGTAGATCTAGCGTTTAATTCGTTAGCTCTGTTAAGAGCGGCAGTGTCTGCTGTAGCAATCTGTCTGCGCCATGCAGCGTTAGACTGAGAAACTACAAGAGCATTCTGTGCATTGAACTGATCTCTTTGCGCCTGTATGTTAGCGTTAAACTGTGCGTTTGCGTTTAACTGACCCGCATTAAACTGATTCATAGCATTGCTTTGCGCTACGTTAAACTGATCTGTAGTTGCTTTTAAATTTGCAAAGAACTGATCCGTTTGGTTTTGGCTTTGTGCATTAAACTGTGCAGCAGCGTTTCTAGCGGCAGCATCAGTAAACATAGATTGAATAGCTTGCTGAGAACTAAAGATAGATGTTTGCTGTCTATTGTTTAGATTAGCCATGTCCATTTGCAAAAAGTTCTGCGCGTTTTGTACAGCTGCTTGCTGACGATTGTTCAAGCTTGCCATTTCTAAGTTAGCTAATGCAGAAGCTTCCGCTAAAACTACAGCATTACGATTGCTTAAGTTTTGCAGATTAACTGTATTAGCAATACGAGAGTTTTCTAATTGTACTTGCTGCTCTGCATTAAAGTTCATGTTGGCAATGTCTGAAATCTTAGCAGCATTTGCTACTCTAGCTTGAAACGCTTGGTCAAACTCTTGTCCCATAAACTGAGCGCGTTGCTGTGCTGCAAGCATAGCACGTTGTTGACGATTACTCAAGTTCTGAACTTCAAATTGTGCAAAGACACTAGCGTCTGCTTGAGCTATTGGTACAGCTGATTCCATTGCAGCTTGTATAACAGCCTGTCCTGCCATGCTAGACGCAGACAAACCACGTGCAGCCATAGTAGCATTAGCGGCCCGCATAGCACCAGCTGCCCATGCAGGTGGATCTTTAGCGTCAAAGTCTTTATACAAACCTTCTAACTGACCACGTACAGTAGCTTGCTCAGACGGCGTTGCAGTAGCTGCTTGAATGCTTTCCATAAACTGCGCTGCTTTTTCAGCATTAGCTACAGGGTCTACAATTTCACCGTTCTGTAATTCTCTAGTTATTTGATTATTAAGAACAATGCCTTCGCCTTGTGCAGCTACAGAGTTTGATACGTTTGTGCTATACTCTTCAGCTGCTGCAATAGAGCCTGTCACTGTACCCTGTGCAGCTTGTAAGCCTGCAAGCTCTGCTTGTACCTGTGGCTGTGTAGTAGCCGCTTGCATAGTAGCAGCTTGCGTTGCAGTTACAGGTTGGGCTTCAGTTGTTAAACCCATAGCGGTTGAAGCTGTTGGTGCTACAGCGCCTGTTTGACCTACAGCAGGACGAATAAGTTGTTGTTGATCTAGTGGTACACCAAACGCATCAACCGTCATTGCTTCTGTAAGAATGGGTTCACCTTCAGGAGTGAGACCTTCTTGCATAGCAGTAGTACGTTTTACAATGTCAGGACTTGCGTCAGCACCTTCTGCTGGTAAAGGTACGTAACCGTATCTTGCTCTATATGCATTAGCATACGCACGATCTTCAGCTGTTATAAGATCTGCCCGTTTTCTACCAATAGCTTCATATCGTTGTCGGGCTTCTGGACCACGAATTGTTTGGTTATTATATGTGAATGGTACAGAATCACGTAACTCTTCTAGCCTTTTGTTTTCTTCATCTGTTCTTAAGTCTTCACGTATAGAACCTAATCTTTCCAGTTCTTCTTCTGCGGCTGTTTTTTCACCGGGTTGTAAAGGTTGCGGTTCTGGTTTTTCTATAGGAGCGTTTGGATCATACTCTGGTGGATAAATTCCTACAGGCGGTAATGGCATATCAGTAGTGGGTTCAACCTGCCCAATTAGCTTTGGACTATTGGGGTCTGGCACATAGTCTGGTGATATAACAGTTGGTTGCATTGTATTACTTGGATAAAGAGCTAAACCACCTACAGGTAAATCTCCACCTTCTGCATATTTTCTAACCATTCCACCGTCTACAAACCTAACTACACCGCCTCTCGCTGCCATCATGGTTCCTACAGCTTGCTGTTGAAACTGTTCGTACTTAGCTTTGGCGTCTGGGTTCTGAGCTAGAAACTGCTGAAAACCTTCCTTATTATACGGCGTAGCACTATAACCTGCTGCCTGTGCAATGCGTGGCATCGCGGCATCAGAAAATTTAATGTTAGTATACGGTGAAG